AACACGTAACTTGCGTTCCGACAATAAAATTCAATACTTCTACATAGAAAATGCAACCAAACCGGCTCAAGCACAAACCGTGTCATTATCAGACGGTAGCAATGTTCAATTCTTTGGACGCACGTATGCCAGTCCTACTGATTACCCACAAAACACAGGCTCGCCAATCGGCACTAATGAATGGGATTTATTTAATGTAGGCGGCAAATCCAACTATCGCCTGTCACTAGATACAGGCCCAGAATTTACGCTGCTTAGCGTAACTGAACATATTTTTGCCTCCAATGACATCACTCCTCCCGACAAGCTATACGCCAACATGAGCCTGATTGGCTTTAATGCCTATAGCAGTAAAGGCCTACAAGATCTCCGTTCTTTCACTGCTTATGTAGAAAAGGGGCGTCCTGTCAAACGACTTAATGCTGGCTATACCGGCGGCAATTTCTATTATGAGGCTGGAGACGCAAGCCCCAGTAGCTATGCCCCCGACATTTTCTTGGATACAATTATAGACAAAACCGACGGTATCGGCAAATACGCTCCTGAAGCGGCAATAGATTTTAATTCTTTGGTTATAGCAAAACGATTTTGCAAGAAAAACAATTTATTTTTTGACGGTGTGATCGCTGATGCCGGTAGCTGGCGTGAATTTTGGGCGACCGTAGCCCCCTACAGCCTGCTGGAATTTGGACGCATGAACGGCAGGGAAACTCTAGTGCCGGCTGTACCAGTCAATGGGGATGGCAGTATTCAAACTACGCCGCCCATCTCGGCCTTGTTTAACCAGGGCAATATTTTGGAGGATTCTTACAAAGAAGAATTTCTAGACTTTGGCTCCGGCGTTCAAGATCTTATTGCCACGGTCTTGTATCGTAGTGCAGATGCCGACGGTATTTTTGCCCGTAATAAATCAGTAAACATCAAACTCAAAGATACTTTTGACGAAGACGCCATTCGTCAAACATTTGATCTTTCTGCTTACGTCAGCAAGAAAGATCAAGCCGTTAAGTATGGGCAGCTATTATGTAACATTCGTCGTCATGTTCGCAGCGCCATCGAATTTAGTACCTTCCCGACCGCCAATCCCATCTCCCCTGGAGCATTTATTTATGTTGATGTTGGGCAGAGCGGCTGGAATGGCGTGGTGTCTGGTGTGATTGGCGCCGGCGGTGTCCTAAACATTCCAGCTCAGACAGCACTTACTGCCGGCACAAAAAAATTCCTACTATATAAAAGTGGCGCTGGCTTGCTGGCAGCGGCTGACTACAATGTAACAGAATCAAGCGGTGTTTTCACAGCTTCCGCTCTTAGTAGTAAAGAAGGTTACTCCTTTGTCTTGGGAACAGACACGGCAGGCGCAAATAAACGTGTATTTCGTGTTACAGAGGTAGAGATGAGCGAAGAGGGCGCAGTTACCATTCGCGCCACCAGCTATCCCTGCAAAGCTGATGGAACATCCCCTATCCCCAACTTCAACTTAGCGGACTTTACGATCATCGGCTAAGTCACCGCTAGACTGGTAAACATCAAGACTCTGTAGTCATGGCCGGTTTTTACACAGGACGTACCGGAGCGCTGTTCCTACAAACAGGCGGTTTTACCGCAGCGCCAAATCCGGCTGCTGATAACACCGACTTAAAAATTCTTAAACTACGGGATTGGTCTTTAGAAACCACCCTAGAACTACTAGAAACTACGACAATCGATACAGCTGTCAAAAGTTACACCGCTGGCTCTGTTAGCGCTACAGGTAGCGCCACCGTTCTGTATTACCGCAAAGCAAATACCACGGATCCCGGCCTCCAGTTTACTAGTCTTCTAAACCCTATTATGAAAACTGCAAGTACTGGTGTAATAGATACAACAGATAAAGTCGGAATTGTACTGCGTGCGGGCACGCAGGGCGGCACTGCTCCTGACATTAAGGATGACATTGCGTTTAATGCCTTCATCACAAATGCTTCAATACAAGTCAGTACAGGTGAATTAACTTCCGTAGGTATTCAGTTTACAGTTGACGGTGCGTTCTTCGAGATTGTAGACGCATGAGTTATTATTTAGGTCACTACGGAAAAATAAAACTTCGCCGCAAAAGCGCACTTTCTTTTGCAAGTTCAGTTTCGCCTGCAGATGTCAACCTAATCTTAAACCGGTTTGGCTTCGATGATTCTATTGAAAATTTGCTCACTGGAGATCAACTCCGCATCCAAACTACAGACTCACGGGGGATTGATTTTTTACCTCTCGCAACATGGCCCACCGCAACCACAACCCCTAATGAAATAGTTGCCTATGCAAATGTCAATGCAATAGGCGGTGTTCGACTATTTGAACAATTTTCACAGGCCATCAACAACGACCGTGCATATGAATACGAACTAGAGGCTTTTACAGGTGCAAGTCTTCCGATCACTGTTGAGGTTTTTGGTTCAGTAGAACGCTTACTGGGAGACGTAACCGGATTTACTTTTAACACTGATCGAGACGCTTTAGACACGACAACAATGTCTGACCGTTTCAAGAAGATGTACGCAGCCGGTTTAATTAGCGGCTCTGGAACTATCGATTGTTTTTTCAACACCGAAAATAGCGGTCTAATTGAAAATTCACTGCTGATGCTCCAGCTAATTAACCGCACAGATATTGGCAGCGAATTTTCGTGCTTTTTACAGCTTACTGATAATGCTATTTATACCAAAAATCAAGATGTGTATTATGAATTTGACGCCATGGTCACCCGCACCGGGATTGAGGTGCGGCCCGATCAAGCCATCAACTGTGCGATTGATTTTGTTACGACCGGCCAAATCCGCCTGCTGATTGGCGAACCATCAGGCTACATCCTCAAGGAAGACACAGACCGCCTGCGTATGGAAGCGCAAAACTTTGAAGGGCTTGACTTCCTGCTTACTGAAGTGACGGACTAAACTGCTAGCAGACATGTCGCAACCGGAGCTGGTGCGTGGCTGACCAACGAATTACAGAACTAACCGCGCTTGCCGAGGCTGATGTCGCAAACGTCGATGTCCTGCCCATTGTAGACATCTCGGCAAGCCAAACCAAAAAAGTCACCGCTAAAGACCTATTTGAAGCCGGCGCAACCCTTGCCGACAACAGCAGCATTGATCTAATCAAGCTCAATCAGAGCAGCGCTACCAAACTTGGCACCGTTAGCCTTGCGGATGATGCAGTCACCGCCGCCAAGCTAGCCGATAATTCCAGTGTCGTTTATGACACTGTTGCCCCTGGCACCGACAATTTTACAGGGCGCGGTTTTGTCAATAGCACCAACAACAACCTACAGATATGGAGCGGCAGCGCCTTTGTACAGGTGGTTGCTCCCACCGCCGGCATTGCAGATAACGCAGTAATCAACAGCAAAATCGCTGCAAACGCAGTCACCACTGCAAAAATTGACGCTGCTGGTCTTGGTTCAGCTGCTATTGCCGACGATGCAATAATCACTGCCAAAATCGCAGACGACGCCGTAACAGCAGATCAGCTCGCTACCGATTCGGTCACGGCTGACGCCATTGCAAGCAATGCGGTTGGTACAGCCGAATTAGGAACAAACGTCGTCACCTACACCAAGATCCAGCAGGTCAGTGCGACTGACACACTACTGGGGCGTTCATCAGCTGGTGCAGGCAACATTGAAGAAATTGCTTGCACTGCAGCCGGTCGCGCAATCCTTGATGATGCCGACGCCGCCGCTCAACGTAGCACACTAGGACTTGGCACTCTTGCTGTTCAAAACGGTACGTTTAGTGGTACACACAGCGGCACCACTAGCGGCACAAACACTGGCGATCAGACAATCACGCTAACTGGTGAGGTTACAGGTACCGGCACGGGTTCATTTGCCGCCACCATCGCCAATAACGCTGTTGTCACTGCCAAAATTAATGATTCCGCAGTCACGACAGCAAAAATCAATGACGATGCAGTTACTGCTGCAAAACTAGCAGACGATTCCAGCACGGTTATTGCCGGTGATGTTCCCGTCGGCACCGGTGACTTTGAAGGCCAACAGTGGATCAACACCAACACCGGCTTTGTTTATATCTGGACAGGCGCAGCATGGCAACAAACGTCTGCAGTGCAAACAATTTCTTTCAGTGATAGCACACCAATCGCATTTGCTGTAACTAAACCCGACAACTTTACCGCAGTCGTTACAACAACGCTTGATAACCAAACAGCCGCTACCGTTTTTGCCGGACCAAGCATTGGGTCAGCCACCACTCCAACATTTCGAGCATTAGTTGGAACCGATCTGCCTGTTGCTACCAGCAGCACCAACGGCGCAATGCAGCCTGGAACAGGTCTATCAGTAACAGGTGCCGGCGTCCTTAATCACAGTAATAGCACAGCTGCAGGCACATTTACCAAAGTTACGGTTGACGGGCAAGGTCATATCAATGCTGCCACAACCCTTGCTGCAGCAGATATTCCCGAACTTGATGCAGCCAAAATTACAAGCGGTCAGTTTGGTTCTGATCGACTTGCTGTTAACAGCGTTACAGCCTCACAACTCGCTGACTATGGCATTGCACAAGTCAGTGAATCGGCGCCAATAGCCGATTTTGCCGGCCAATGGTGGATCAACCCATCGGACAAATCTGCTTATATCTGGGTAGGCACCGTCAGTCCAACACCTAACGGCTAC